CATATGTTGGCTTACTTCTTTCTGCATAAATTTCATCTTTAAGAAGTCTGTTTTCAGCAGCAAAAAGCTCTTTAATAGTAGCATTTTTATTGCTTTCGACAATATACATGTGGCTAACATAAATTGAATAACCAAAGAAAACCAAAGCAATAGAACCAAAAAACTTAGACATAATAGTCCTCCATAATGAAAAAGGTCTTACTGAACTTCTTACTGAAAACTGTTTTACTCTTTTGTAATGCTCTTGGCAATCCCTAATAACTTCTGGATTATAATTTTTATAGTTGTGAAGATGCCCAAAAACAAAATGGCAGTATTCACAAACTGTACATAAATTATTAATGCATAATTCTTTAGATATATCAACACTTACTGGAATTATATGATGAACTCTTAAGTTATTATTTGTTCCACAACCTATACAAAATGGATTGTTTTTTAAATATTTGTCTCTAGTAGATCTCCATTTGCCAGACCTATCTACTTCAAATTTTTTAAATAAAAAACTAATCACCCATTATCCTTCTTGTGGATTTAGTGCCATATTTACCAAGATCATTGGTCATATTTTTTAATTTTTCTGAACACTTATTACATAACCTATTTGTTTTAGGATCGATACTCATAAATTTTTTATTGCACCAACCAAGACAATTAACTTCAAACTTTTTCTTCATTGTCAATCTCCATCGTAAACTTTATAGCATCAGTATCAGAAGAAAAGTATTTTTTTTCAAGCTTAGATTTAAATTTTTTTTTGCTAAAGAATTTAATGCTATCATCATCATTTTCCATACAATAGTAAACTAATTTGTTTGTGAATTTTTTATTTATTAAATGATTAATCATTGCTGTTCCATGACCATTTCTTCTGTTCTTTGGATGAACCACTATTTTTTCAATAACTGTTTCTGAAGGTAAATTTTCAATCAAAACAAATCCTACAATTTTATTATTTTCAGAAATAATATAAGAAAATGTATTCTTTTTTCTAACAAAAGATGTAAAAGAAGATGAGGACCAACATGCATTACTTTGAATTTTACCAAAGTCTGGATCATTTATGAAACATGAAGCTTTTTCTATTTCAACAACATCCATTAAATTTCTTTTAATTAAAAGCTTTATATTTACTTCTGGTTGATTTTTTTTAGGCATATATTACTCGAAAAGAGAAAACTATGAAAAACAGAATAAAACAAAGCAGAAATACTCTTAAAGCTTATTTTAAAGATAAAATAGATTTACTCAACTCTAATGCTATAAATTTTTCAAAAGAAGAGTTTATAGTATTTAAACAAATAATAGCAAAAGCATATTCTGTTGGATATATATCTGAGTCTGAATTTGTAGAATTATTATTAATAGTTGGTAAAAATGTTGATTATTTAAATTCTTTTGGTTTTATAGAAAAAAGTATTGTTCAGATTTTTTGTGATATTGCTAGTGATGAATTGTAATTTTATCCATGCAATCATCAAAATTAGAACATTCTAGCAAAACACTTTCTTTGATTGCTGTTATCATATGTCTTTTATTTTTTGGAATAATCAAACAATCTCCTTCATTTAACAAAACAACATTTGCTAAATTTAAAGAATTTTCATCTGACATATGTATTGATACTTGACCAGAAATTAAATAAAAATAAGATTCTTTTTCTAAATGATAATGCCAGCTTGTTTTTTTATTAAAATTTATTTTTAATATTTTAAATGATTTGTTTTTTAAAAGATTGTTTACTATTGTTTCTTCGCTGCCCCATTTTTTAAGTTCAATATTTGGTTTAAATTTCATTTTAAATACCCCTTCTTTACCCTGATAGCATAGCTTCAGAGTTCTTTTATTTGCCTTAGTGCGTTATAAACTCTACCAAACAAGACATTGACTAAAAATTTTGCTTTTGCTATCAGGTCTAGGTGGAGAAGGGGTCACTCCAATTCTAGTGTTATTTTTAATCAAACTATTTCGTGCCACCTGTTTGAGAGTTTGGCTACTCTCTGGCAGTCTTTTGGCCCATGCCATGGTGTTGTGACTACTTCGGGGGAAGAACTGCGAAAGAACCGTTATTGAATTTGTTGACGCAGTTACTTATGGCCACAATCTTGTCTATAACTATTTACATTTTCCTTACGCAAAAGAAATATATACTTAGAACAATTTTCTTTCAACCTAAAATGCTTTATTTTCTTTTTATTTTGAATTGGTCTTTTGTCACAACAAAGAAATGTTTCTTCTAAAATATCAATTGCTTCTTTATTTGATGAGGCACACAAAGCTATACAACAACTTCCTTTATTACTTATAGATGCTTTATATTTATTTTTATTGTCATTTATTTTAATCCAAATCTCATAGAGATATTGCATTCTTTCTCCTGCTAAATATAATTTTAAAAACAAACAGGAGTATATTATATGTCACATAAACAGCAAATGTCATTTGTAAAATACATAAAAGATATTTATCCAAAATATTTTTTGAACTCAAAAGTTTTAGAAATAGGAAGTTTATATATAAATGGAACCATTAGAATTTTTTTTGAAAATTGTGACTATATTGGAGTTGATGTTGGTCCAGGAAAAATGGTTGATGTAATATGTGAAGGGCAAAACCTTAAATATGAAGACAATACTTATGACACAACAGCATCGTGCGAATGTTTTGAACATAATCCATACTGGAAAGAAACATTTGAAAACATGTACAGAATGACTAAAAAAAATGGTTTGTTGTTTTTTACCTGTGCAACAACAGGAAGACCAGAACACGGAACAAAAAGGACAAGTCCAGAAAACGCACCTCTTTTAACTTGGGATTATTATAAAAATTTAACCGAAGAAGATTTTACAAAAAACATAGATATCTCAAATATGTTTTCTGAATATAAATTTATGATAGATCTTTCTTGTAATGATTTGTATTTTTATGGGATTAAGAAATAATATTGTACCAACTTGGAATACATCTTTTTTTCCAACTAGCAATATGATTTTTAAATTTGATATAGTAGTTTCTATATGATTCTACTGCATCATTTAATTTTGCTTCATCTGGCATTGCTAAAGCAAATTCTGTCATTTCAGTATTTTCAACTTTACAAGCATATGTTAAACATTCTTCTATTATTTTTTTACATGCATGTTCTTTTTCATATCTATAAAAATATTCATTGCAAAGATGTATTCCTAGTTCACACAACCATATAAAATTCCCCATACTTTTTCCTGCCCAAAGTGTGCATGGATGATTAATATGAGTTGATTTATATGGTGTTATGATACCATGACCATTGAGAACTGTGCATAAAATTTGGGCTGTTTCTAGCGATTGTTTGACAACATGTTTGTCCATGTGCCATTCAGCAGCTTGTTTTGAACTTTCATCAAGAACAAAAATGTTCATTTTGTACTCCTTTAGATAAGTATGGTGTTATATATATTAGCAAAACTAACTTTGAGGTTATCATGAGTCATAATACTATTCGTTGGACAGACAAAGAAATTAAGTTTTTAAAGGAAAATTTTTCAATTCATGGTGCAGGATACTGTTCTATTAAATTGAATAGAACTATAGAAGCAATAAGAATTAAGGCAAATAGACTAAACATAAAAAGAGATGGTTTTTCAAGATACAAAAAGAAAGATTCTCCAAAAGGATATAATCATTGTTATAAATGCAATCAAATACTTCCAGAAACTGATTTTTATAGAAAAACAAAACATGGAACTTACGGCAAAAAAAGTGACATTTGTAGGTCTTGTAGCAGAGAAAAAGCTAGACACTTTTATAAAAAATACAAAAGTAATTTCTTTGAAAGAAGGAAAAAAGATCCAATACATTATATCTATGTTAGATTAAAAGCTTCAGCTAAAAAAAGAGGCATAGAATTTAATTTAAACGAACAAGATTTAAGAGATAAATTTGTTGATTATTGTCCTGTTTTTAACATAAAACTTAAGTTTTTTGATAACTCAGATAATTCACCATCAGTAGATAGAATAGATAATAATAAAGGATACTGTAAAGAAAATATTTTTGTGGTTTCAACAAAAGCAAATTGCTTAAAAAATAAATCTTCAGTTGATGATTTAAAAAAACTATATGAGTTTTATTCAAAGCTTCAAATGTAAAATTATTCTTAAAAAGATTTTATCTTCATCTAAAATAAATATATTCATATTCTGCTCCTTATATTAATTTTGCATGGTGTATATATTAGTATGACTTTACATCAAGAAATATTTGAGTACCTATCTAAATCAGCAGTTATTATTGTTGATATAGATAACACTATTTTGCGTAATGGAATATATCCAATCAAAAAAATGATTGATTATGTAAATGAATTATCAAAAGAAAATAAAATATATTTAATAACTGGTAGACCAGAAAAAGATAGGTCAGACACAGTTGAGTCTTTAAAAAAAGCAGGATTAAAATATAATCGATTAATGATGAATAACATAGGTGGTGGCCCTAAAGATCAAAATGAATCAAAGAAAAAACATGCACAAAGCATTAAAGACAAAATATTATTTGCTATAGATGACAATCCAAAAATGCGTACTGAATATAACAAAATTGGAATTAAAACAAAGTCACCTAAAAGATAGTTAAGCAACTATACTTGCTATATCAAATCTTTTTATTAATCTATCGACTCCATACTTATTAAGATATTCATCTCTTATATCTTCCATATTTATTCTATTAAATTTGATACCAATTGTTTTTGACATTTTTATTGCTGTTATTATCATTATTCTTCTAGCCTTTTTTTGTCTTGTTTTTTTAAGTTTCATATTAAATCCTTAAATCAATTTCGCTTGTATCAATAAATTCTAATTTTAAATTTTCATTAGAAATAAATTCTTTTGTTTTTTGCAATATTAAAGTTGCATGTTCTTTGTTATAACAATCAAAAACATGTGCATTTTTTTTATTTTCTGTAAGTCCGACTTCTGGTTTTTTGCAAAAGAAACTTCCCTCATTAGAACAAATTATAATTTTCATATTTACTCCTTTTTTTTAATTTACTATGATTACATTTTATTATTCGTTTGTCACATTAAAATATTTAGAGAATTTAAATGTTTAGTGTAGTAATTCCTACAATATGGAAAAGTAAAAAAACATTAGATCTTTTAAAAAGTTTTTCTGAAAATAAAAAAGTTTCAGAAATAATATTGATAGATAATAACCCAAACTTTTCAATGTTAAAAAATAATTTATGTAAAAAAATAAAAACATTTGTTTTTGAAAAAAATATATATGTTAATCCAAGTTGGAATTTTGGAGTTTCTAAAGCCAAAGAAGATAAAATAATTATTTCAAATGACGATATTATTCTAGATACAAATTTAATAACAGATATAGATGTACAAGAAGATACATTGATTGGAATAAACAATAGTTGCTACCATTTAAATAAAAACCAAAACATTTATATTTCTACAACAAATCAAATAAATTTAGGTTATGGTTGTTTAATTATGTTTCAAAAAAAATATTACAGACCAATACCAGAAATATTCAAAATATATTATGGAGATAATTTTTTATTTGAATCTTTTAAAAATAAGAAATGTATTCATGGATTAAAAATAGAAACTATAATGAGTGAATCTTGTAATGTTCCAGAATTAAAAAGTATAATTTATAAAGATATTTATCAAAACAATATTACTCCGTATAAAACTTTTATTAAGGGATAATACATGAAAATTTATACTAAAACTGGTGATGATGGAACTACGCTTTTACCTAAAACTGGAAGAGTACCAAAAACAGATCCACATATTCAATTGCTTGGAAGCGTAGATGAATTAAATGCTTGGATTGGATTTGTTAATCAAAAATATATTTTAGAATTAAAAGTTCATAACATATATGATTTTATAATAAAAATACAAAACTTACTTTTTGATGTTGGTGCTGAAATAGCAACTGGTAAAGAAAGAATAAAAGATGAAGATATTAAAAACATTGAAGAAAATATAGATCTAATGACAAAAAATCTTAAACCACTTAAAAACTTTATAATTCCATTTAATCATTGCGAAATTCATTTGGCTAGAGCAGTATGTAGAAGAGTTGAAATAGATTTAGTCAAATTAATGGAAGCACATCAAGATTTTAAAAATATAGTTATTTTTATAAATAGATTAAGTGACTTTTTATTTACTCTTGCAAGACTTTTGGGGCCAGAAGAAAAAATATGGCATGGTTAAATTTTAACTTCGCCAGGAACTCTTATGTTATTGTTTTTTTCTGGCAGTCTTAATAAATCAGCTTTTACATAAAGTATGTTGTGTGTCTTGTGCCATTCACTTGGATAAAAGTTTTTAATCCTATTTGCTTGAAATCTTACTGGTGAACCTATGTATTTAGCTTGATCTTTATTAGTGTAATACCAAAAACTATTTGAATTCCAAAATGATATATGTGTTGGATCTTGAAATGCTCCTCTGCCATCTGTAGATGGGGTAAATGTCAAAAACCAACCCATTGGTGCTAAACACCTATATGCTTCTTTCATTGCGTGAATAGGGTCTTTTAAGTGTTCTAATGCGTCATGTGCCCTAAAAATACCAACTTGACCAGCTTGGAAAGGCCACTCTTTATTAAGATCAGCAACAATATCAGCATTAGACAGGTCAATAGATGTATATCCTTTTGGTGGATTAAAACCTCCACATAAATCTATTTTTAGTAAGTTGTTTAAGTCACACCATTTTTCTGCCATAGCATAAATATATTTGTCATGTATATTTAATGTTTCTTCTTGAATAAATGCATTCTTTTCACCATAACAAGTATTATTCTTGTGCTTATAATAAATATATAAACATTTTTCTATATGTTTAATTTTTCCTTCTATGTATGTTCTACACAGAATATCATGATCATCTAAGACTTCCATTGTCTCATTATGGCCACCAATTTTTTCATAAAAGGATTTTTTCCATGCTCTAACATGATTGGGGGCAAACCATATTTTTGAAAAAGAAGCTGCTGTTGGTTCAAAACACATTAATTCTAAAAGATCTTTACCTTCATGTTTAAATGGTCTATTTCTCCAGCCGTAATAATCTGAATAAACAAATGGCTTACCATTAACATCTATTTCTGCACAATTTGAATATGCAAAATCCACATCTTCATTTTCAAAACAATTGTATAATTCTTGCAAACAATCTGAGGTTATTTCATCGTCATGATCTACTTCAACTACAACTTTTGAATTTGATGCTATGCACCCTTCTTTTTTGAAAAGACCTATCAATTTTGAATCTGGTTTTTTTGAATTGACTATTCTTGGTTTAAAATCTAAAGACTCTATATCTATATTAGCATTTCCGTTTGGAACAATCACCCATTCAAAATCTTTAAATGTTTGTTTTGATATAGATCTAGATAATCTAGCAAGAAACTGTGTGTTATTTGTTGGTGTAACAATTGAGAAGTATGGCATTATTTTTTCACATTAAAAAAGAAAAGTTGAACTAATCTAGAAAATTCACCGTACATTGTTGCGGAATGTATCATTTTTCCATCCCAAAGAACTAGTCTGTTATATACAGAACCAACTCTGTCTACTAATTCCCAATTATCTTCATGCAATAGATTGTATTGTGTATATATGTCACTTTCATTTATTTCTGTTTTGTTTTCTAAAGGATGACTCGGAGGTCTTCTACAACCATATTTTTTATCTTTCCAAAATGATGTTCCTGCACTTGTTGGTCCGTCTTTCGTTAAGTATACTGCTGCTGCATAGTCTTGAGAATCGCTATGCCAAACCAAAGGATCATTTCCTTCAGTTCGCTGAAAAACTCCATTCATTGGTTGATTTAACCAGTCAATTATTTTTACATTTAACAGTCTTTCAAATTCTTCTTTTACATATGGAAATAAACACGATGTTGTTCTTTTTCCTTTGTAATATTTATTATCTTCTTTAAAAGTAAATTTTTTTGTTTCTTCTATTATCCAATCTGGATTTTTATAAAAATTGTCTACAACTAAAATACTTGGTGTTCTTGTATTGAATATTATTTCATTTTCCATTTTTCCATGTCCTATCATCTTCTATGTTTTCATGTTTTCTAACATCTACGGTGATTGATTCAAATATTGCTGAATAAGGTATAAAAACTAAAATTTTACTATAGTGTTTAGAATCTTTTCCTTCATCGATTTTGAACCATACTTCAATTCCAGAATTAGTGGTAGATAATCTTTTTGATTTATTTCTTGTTTGTTCACATTCTTTTTCGTAGTCACTAACCATTTCCATAGTGATGTTTAATTTTTGCATTTCTTTATCAACTATTTTTTTAATAGCTTCTGTTTCTGCAACTATTATTTTCTTTTTATCTGAAGATAAACAAACATACATTTGAGATGTTGTTCTAGTGTCTCTTCCTTCTGCTTCTCTATAATCTTTTCCTCTGCTAGAATAAAATCTTTTTGCCTCATATATTATGTCAGATTTATTTTCACGGCATTTAAACTGTGCTGTTTTTCCACTTCTTCTGCATATATAATCAATCATTAAATTTCTATCTTCTTCAATGCTTGATTTTTCAAATTGATATTTGAATCTAAAGTTTAAATATTTAGCCAACTTATCTGCTAAGCTGTTTCCATTTTCTATTCTTTTCATTATATTGTCAGTTTTCATTTTTGTTCTCCAACATCATTTTTTTATATTCTTTGCATTTTTCACTTAAAAAACCCATATTTTTCACAATGTTAACATTCAATCTTTTTAATTCTGATAAATAATATTCTTCCATAGTTTTTTCTCCTTCCATTATCATTCTAGATGTTTCTTTAGTTTCAGAATCTGGAGATATAGTTATATATTTAGAATTAGTTCCATCTGTATTTAATGTATACATACATTCAACATTAACCTTTTCCATCATATCCATATTTATTATATCTCCATCATTTTCCCTTACCAGAACAAACATTTCAAAAATGTCGTAATCTTTTCCAGTAAGTTTTTCTAATAACTGATTTAAACTTTCCAATGGCATTATTGCTAGTCCACCAGAAGTAAGATTAAGTTCTGAAAGCATATCTTTTCTAACACATTCTTTATGCATCATATTGCTCCAAACATTTTGAACAAAATACTCTTCTATAATCTTTTGGGTCGTCTACTGAAGAATCCATCAAAAACGAATGACCACAACTTAAATAAGCTTGCCACTTATTAAATGGCTTTTTTTTAACAATCGTTATTTTTTCATTGCAAAAAACAGAAAACATATTTTTGTTATTGTTTTTAAAAGTAAAAACTAAAAATTTTAATCCCTCTAAACTTTCTGATAAATCAATAATATGACTATTTTTTGTATCTTCATTTATTTCATGCTCTTCTGGAAATTCAACATTTTCTAAATGATGCAATAAGTCTGCCCAAGTTATTCCCATTCTTGTTTTTTGTTTGTTTGATTCTTCACTACAAATTGCATAATAAGTTTTTTGATTTATTATCAATTTGATGTTTATCATTTTATTTTCCACTTAGATATTTTTTCATCTATAGTGCTTATATATTTTTCTTTATCTCTTATTATTTTTTTAGAAATTTTTTTTACATTTTTGAATTTGTATTTTTTATTATTCCATAATGTTATTATAAATTCCTCAATCATTTTATTTCCTTTTAAATTCCAATGCACATTCTTCGCACATCTCTTTCCATCCTTCTCCTAATATACCATTTGCTCGATCAATATTTGTAATCCCTATATCTTTTTCGCAAATCGAACATTTTGTTAATGAAACTTTTATTGCACAATTTAAACATGTATCATTAGTTATTCCATCAACATCTCTAATCATCCACTCTGATATTTGAACACCGCATTCAGAACAATGATATTCAAGTTCTTCATCCATCCTTATTTTCCTTTTTTAACCATTCTGGTTGTATTACTATTCCCAACAAAAATAAACAAATTGCTATTATCCTTGGAGTATTCAAATCTGATGGATTTCTAACATATGTTAGTTGACACATACATTCAATAAGTATAGCAGAAATTATTAATAAAATACTTATAATAGATTGAACTATTTTGAACATTACTATTAAAAATTTTTGCATATATTAATCTTTTAAAATAATTAAAAAATGGGGCTGTTTTAAAACAACCCCACTCTTATTATATACTAGCGACATCTTTTTCCACGGTTAAAAAACTTAAACCTAAATTGATGTTGCGGTTCAACAACAACATTGGTTTTTGCCTCAACCTTTTTGGACTCAACTGCAACAGGTGCAGAAGAAGAACAGACACCACCAGAACAACTGGATTTAGACCTAAATCCAATAGCACCAACAGATTCAGAACCAAAAGCAGCAGTTACTGCCAAAAACAAATCCAACATAATTCTTCCTCCTAAAGAAACCTAAAAACAAGTTTAACAACAAGTTAAACTACCACTAATATATTATTCGTATTAAAGCACTAATTATTTAGTGTGGGGTAATATATTTTATTATGTTTGAATATATATTTATATTTTTGTCTTTATTTCCGTCAAGTCCAATAGATGATTTTTTTGCACATAAAATTTTTGATAAGTCTTTAAAAAATGCACATATTATTTTAGGTTTAAGAACTAAAGAAGATAACAGATCTTACTACAGTATAAATACATTGAGAAGCGAATCTAATCTTGTTTATACAAACAACTATCCAAGTATTTCATACATATATAATTTTGGTTATACTTCTTCCGAACAAACTATGCCAATATTACTTTTTTCAAATTCATATTCATCTTTTTGCAAAAAAAGAATTGAGTTTGGTGATTCAAATGTTGAGGTATTAATTCAAACACTTGAAGAAATAGCTTTTTTATATCAAATATATGATTTAGTTGATGATACAGTAAGATCTGAGTACAATCTTTTTAGGAAAAGACAGTCATTGCATAAAATAAAACAGATAATAGGTGAAGAAGATTTTTATTCTGGAAAACTGCCACCATTTGTTCCTATATGGAGATTTTCAAAAATAAATGAAGATTAAAGAAATTGAAAATGTTTTGACAAAAGAAGAATGTGAAACGCTTATAGAGCATTCTAAGAATCAACTAAAAAAATTAACAACTGTTGGTTCAAATAATAATTACAGAGTTGGAGATGGAACATGGATTTTTTCTCCAGTAATATGTCAAGATATAGATATTAATTTAAAAATTAAAAAACTAGTTCACGAACAAACATCTTTGCCAATAGAAAATCAAGAAGCAATACATGTTGTTAATTACAAAATTGGTGGAGAATATAAAGAACACCACGATTTTTTTCACGCTACATCTGAAGATTTTAACAGTCATGTAAGTCGTGGCGGTCAGAGAAGCTATAGTTTGTTGTTTTATCTTAACGATGATTTTGATGGTGGAGAAACTAAATTTGTAAAAGACAACTTAATTATAAAACCAAAACAAGGAAAGTTATTAATGTGGACTAATTTAAATGAAAATGGAAGCTTAGACTATGATTCTAAACATGCTGGACTTCCTGTTTTATCTGGAGAAAAATGGATTGCTATTGTTTGGGTTAGGCAAAATAAATTTATTTAATAGACCAATGAAAAAAACATTGCATTATCATTTGGGTTGAATCACAGATTAATCTTTCTCTCCAATGCTTCATTTTTGTTCCTAATATTAATGCTCCATCACCAATATCAGTCACAACATCTATTACTTTACCTTCATGCTCAACAGACAAAGGCCACTTTATATTTGTATTGTTAAATAAACAAACACTTAAAGTTAAATCTAATCCTTTTCTGTCTACATGACTTTTTAAAATAGAATCATTAAAATAAATTCTACTATAACTATTTTCTTCTTTTATATTTTCAATATTAGTTTTTTCTCTTATTAAAGGAGTTAACTCATAAAGTATTTTTTCAAATTCATCTATTGTTGATCCATATGAATTTCCATAATGTTCATTAGATGATTCAGATGAAAGTTTATTTTCATTAAACTTATTTAATAGAACATGACTGAGATGTTTGCATCTGTCTTGATTAAATAGTTTTTCTAAAAAAATTATCATATTAGAATATATTTAGTGGCTTTCCTTCAGAGATAGGGATTGGTCGCCCTAAATTGTCTCTAATTTGGAAAGTTGGGTCCAAACCAAGTGCTTTGTATGCTGTGGCAAAAACATCAGAAATAGTGCAAGGATTGTCTTGTATATCCATGCCATCTTTTGTAGTAGAACCATAAACCTGTCCACCTTTGATAGTACCACCACCAATAACCACAGACCAACATCTAGCCCAATGATCACGACCAGCATTCTGATTTATCCTTGGTGTTCGACCAAACTCGCCCATCCAAAGAACTACAGTATCTTTCCATAGCCCCATATCTAATAAGTCCTTGACCAGATATCCCATGCCCAGATCAAGACGACCCCCATTCCCATTCCTAATAGTATTAAAGATATTGCTATGATTATCCCATCCACCCAAATCGATTTGAACACAGCTAACTCCTTTAGAAATTAAATTTCTAGCAAGAAGGCAACCCATTCCAAAGTTATTTCCTCGACCACCATAAGACTCAATCGTTTTAGGATTTTCGTCTTTTAGTTCAAAAATTGTTTTGAGTGGAGAAAGAGTTAGGTCAAAAGCCTTGCTATAAATATTGGAGTGAGATTGGGCATAATTTCCCATTGCTTCTCTTGCTGTATTATTTTTTATATGTGGAGCAATTCTTTCTGCAAAATCATCTTCTATAGTATAAAAAAGTCTCTGTCTTCTTCTAAGCCTTTCTTCATTATCTACATCTTTTGGTGACTTAATATTTTCTGGTGGTGTTCCTGGATTTTGAACAATGAATGGTGCAAAGTTTGTACCTAAAAATCCAGAACCTATTCTTTGAGCAGAATTTCCTATGCCTATGAATCCAGGCAATGGCAAATCTTTTGATGTCAATAATGATGATGTGACAGAACCAATAGATGGATACTGAACAACAACACTTGGTTGATGTCCAGTATTCATCAAAACAGTTCCTCTTTCGTGACTTCCTTCGTTTGTCACTAAGGATCTTATTGCTACTAAATTATGAAATTGAGATGCTATCGTTGGAAGAACCTCGCTTATACTTACTCCTTTTGCTGAAGTTAGTATTTGTTTAAATTCTCCACCAACTTGACCACCTTTTAAATCCCAAAGATCCATATGGCTAGGACCGCCACTCATCCATAAAACAATCAGCTTTTTACCATTCTTTTTAATTTTATCTTCTTGTGCTTTTATTCCATTTATAAAAGATAAAGATGATATTCCAGCTAAATGTTTTACAAAATGTCTTCGGTTCATTCTATCTCCATTTATTTATTATCTTTTTTATCTTTTTTGAAAAAGTTAACAGCATTATCTCTCATTATTTTTATGTCCTTTGGTGCTTTTACAGAAAGCCTTACTTGTCTTGATGAGGAAGATATTTCTCTTATTTCAACCACGATATCTCCACAGTCAGTATAAATAGTAAATGTTTCTTTTTCTTTTCGTGTAAATACCAAGTTTCCAATTTCCATATAAGTCCTCCTTTTTATTATAAGGTATCTCTAGTTAACGCAACTAGTAAGACCTTTGCCCACCGATTCATTGGTCCAGATACCTTATAATTTTTAATTAATATCCTTTTTTTGAACACTCAATTCCAACTCTTGTTATATCTGAAACTTTAATCAATATATTAATTAGTTCTTCATTTTTTTCTTTTAGTTCCTTATTTTTTACTGTTAATTCAGAATTTACATTATTTAATTCAATCATCTCTAATTCTAAATCATTGTATTGTGCTTTTAAAGTGTTTAACTGTGATGTAAACTCTGCAACGCTTTGCTGTGATTTTAGTTTGCACCCGCCACATTTTTTAACTTTTTCAAAACCAAAAATCTTTTTGATAAATTCCATGTTTATTCTCCTTAATAAAACAAATTTAAAACCTCAAAGTATTATTCGTTTAATCCTCTTCATTATTTAGCATTTCTTTAATTAATCTCAAAATTAATATATATATAAGACAGTATAAAATATATTGAAACATACAAAGATAAATATCATCTATAACAAAAGAATACTGATATATTTTTATGTAATGAACAACTTTATCTTTTAGTATGTACCAATCATATTCAAAATTCATTCTTCTTTTCGTTCTCTTGAATTTTCATATATTATTACTTTACCTTTATATTTTAATTCTTCTGATCTACACTTTGGACATTGCTCTGCCCTAAAATTAGACTCCCAATAGAATTTAAAATTACAATGTAAACATATATACCATTCTAATATTTTTTGCATAAAATTAATCCAATTATAAAATTTTATGTTTACATACATTTTTCCTATAAATAAATACCCCATCAATCAAACAACGAATCCCACAATTTTTTATTAGTATCCCAATCTGGAATTTGTCTTGGGTCTATCTCTAAGTTAGACATATGATTTTGCATTTCGTATTTGTGCATCTTTATTGCGTCTTCTAGCTTTTTAATTTTTTGTTCTTTTAAAAAAATTAATTCTTGCAATTGAATATTGATCTGTTGCATTCTTTTTATTTCTTCTTCCATTTTATTTTCCTTCTTTTGAATTTTTTGATATATTGCTCATTACATAAATATATATTCTATGAGGTTTATATGGAACTAAAAATGGCAGAAAGAAGTTGTGGCAACTGTGATGTTTGCTGCAATATCTTAGAAGTTAGAGAATTAAATAAAAAATCATATAAGAATTGTGATCATAGAGCAGAAGGTGGTGGGTGTGGAATCTACAATGATAGACCATCTATTTGTAGAGATTGGAACTGTGCTTACATACTTGGACTTATGCCAGATGATGAATCGTTAAAGCCAAATAATTTAGGACTAATGTTTTATCCAGTATCAGCAAAAGATAATGATTTAGGAATTAGTATGTTGATGGGCCAAGAAGTTTGGCCCGATGCTATTTATAATAGTGATTGTCAAAAATTAATTAACTGGATTAAACCAAAAATGATGACAATGATAAGACATTATAATAGTCAAAAATTTACTTATTTTGGGCCACCAGATCAAGTATCTGAATTTGAAAAAAGACATGCTGAATATATGTCTAAACAAGTTTCTCAAGAGTCTTGATGTGATAACCATTAGCTTGTTTGGCCCTGAGATGGGAAGGTTGGGGAATCAAATATTTCAATTTGCACTTTTGTTTAGTTTACATAAATCAAAAGGATATGAAATACATTTACCTTTAAATAATGGATGCCAATTTTGGAATTGTTTTGACATCAAAAGTATTAAAATTTTTAACTATTTCAATAATGATAAATTAAATATTTGTGTCGAGAAAAATGGTGCTTGTAATTTTGATCCTTCAATACTAGAAAGCAAAGACAATACAATTTTTCATGGTCACTTTCAATCATATCTTTATTTTGATAAATACAAAAAAGAACTTATTGAAACATTAAAATTTAAAAATGATATAGTTCAAGAAGGAGATAGTGAATTACATAAATTTCAAGACCCTATAAGTATTCACATTAGAAGAACAGACTATTTAAGCATTCCTCATTTTGGTAATTTAATAGAAACTGGATACTATGAAACAGCAATTCAAAATATAAACAGCAATCAAGATGTCCTTGTTTTTTCTGATGATGTTTCTTTTGCTAAATTGTATTTTAAAAATAAAAAAAATTTTCATGTAATAAATAAAAATGAATATGTTTCTTTATACATGATGACTAAATGTAATAGCCATATAATTGCAAACTCAACATTTTCTTGGATGGGTGCATACTTAAGCAATAAAGAAAACATAACTTGTCCACATACTTGGTGGAGATCAACACACCCATATCCAAACAATACTCAAAGAGACATAACAAAAAAATACTGGAACAGAATAAATGTTTTATTTTGACAAATACCATCTTATGGTCTTTTTAAGACCATCATATAAACTTATATTGCAATAGTTTCCAAGTATCTTTTTTGACTTTGATATATCCAAACATCTTCTTGGTTGTCCATCTGGATATTGTGAGTTAAATATTATATCTCCCT